TACCTACAGCCTTATCTGGTCCAATTTTTTCAATTAAGTATTTTAATTCTTCTTCATTATTATTTACTATATCATTAATTGCTTCTCCTAATGTAGTTCTTTCTTTATTCTTTTCAGGATATAATTGATACATAGTCATAAAATTTAAACCAATTTTTTCAGCAACGTCTTCTCTAACTGCGATAAAGAAAGTTCTTTTACGAGATTGTGGAACACCAAAGTAACTTGCGTCTAATACATCAGCGACTACAAGATAACCAATATCTTCAAATGTATTTTGTATTCTATGGAAGTATTCTTTTGCTTCGCCCATAGTCAAACCTTCAACGTTTTCACCAATGATAACTTTTGGTTTAATTTCTTTAGCAACTCTTAAAAATTCAAAAAATAAATCTTCAACATTTTCCACACCTTTAATATCACTATATTGTTTTGTTTTACCAAATGCGTCTGCGTGAGTTCTACCTTTACCGTGAGATACTGAACCAGCCATACTAAATGCTGAACACGGTGGCGAACCATCTAGTAAATCAAGTTCACCTGGTTTTAAATTAATCTTTTCTAAAAAATCTTTTCCTGTTAATTTTTTAATATCACCAGGTATAATAAGTGTATTTGGATAATTTTCTTTATATGTATTTTGTGCTTCAGGTACAAATTCATTAATTGCAAGTATCTTACCACCAGCCAATCTATAACCAGTTGATGAACCACCACCTCCAGCAAATGTAGATAACACATTAAAGAGTTCTCTTTTTTCACTCTCTAAAGTATCTTGTAAAGTATATCTTTTATATTTAAACATAGTCATATTATATCACATTTAATTAAATTTGTCAACCTCATTACCCCAACTATCCCAACCAGGCCTTTGATTTCTAGCAAATAGTTCAATATAGGGACCTTCTAATAGTGATTCTATTCTATCATATATTTCATTTGGTTTTCTGGAATGTTCTCTACGATTCGATACTATTAACTGATCTACGTTACTTGATAATCTACTTGGTTTTCCTTTTGTAGCAAGTAATGCCATTTCAGGATTGGCACGTGTCCAATAACCTAAACCTTTAAAATAATCGTTATTATTTTTATTTTGTTTTACCCAAGTAAAAGCAACTGTCTTATAAGTGAAACCCCACGCCTCTATAACTTCAAATGCTTTTTGAAGAAAGGGGTCAGTCACCCACATTATAAGGGTGGAATTGCTTTCAGCAAGATTATTAACAGGTAGAAGAATGATGTCAGATAGACTAGCGCAAGAATAATGCCTAGTGGCGTTTCTTCCTTCTCCTTTTTTTGAATATGATTTAAAATACCACGGAGGGTCAGCATAAATTACCTTATATTGTTTATTAATATTACTTATATCCATAACTCATCAAAAAAATTTTTAATAATATGACAAATAAACATATCTGGTATGTTTTAATATTTGTTGTTAAGGCCAAATGAGCTCCTAAGGCAAATGACCAATGTACCACAATAATGAATAAAAATAAACTTATCATTAACTAAAAAAATTTTCTAAACTTGCTTTCTTTTCATAAGACCAACCAATAGAGTTTAAAATAAAACTTAAAGGGTCTAAAAATGTTTTTTGAAATTGTGTTTCGTAATCAATATATTCTTGTAGTTTAAATTCTTTTGGTAGTTTTGTTACATAACTAATAACATCAAACTTAAATGGATTTGCTTCTATTAGTTTTAGAAACTTAATCTTATCACCTTCTTGTATCAATGGATATTTCTTACCTAGTTTAAATTCTCTTAATTGATGATTGTAAATTAAAGCACCTTTCACGTGAATAGGTGTTCCTTTAATAAAGATATTATTACTATGTTTATATTTAGCCAAGTTATTACAAGACCTTGGAAAAGATATTTGTTCTGCTGTCATATTATAAAACTCATTTTTAAACTTAGAAACAAATGCTTGTAAGGTATCTTCATCTTTAGTCATAATTAATTTAATTGCTTCTTTAATCTTACCTCTACAAACCTCAGGTGTTGATGACTTGACAGCTTCAATACCCATAATCTTTAGTTTAGGTTCGTCAAATGTAATACCTTCTTCGTCTAATACATTTAACATATATCTTTTTTTCGCAGTCCATATACCTTTGTCAGCAATAACTTCTCGTTTCATTACCATTTTATTTTCTATTGCATTTGTATATTCAGCAAGATTAGAAAAACACTTATCTAAAAATGGTTGTATTCTTCCTTCAACTACTTTGTTTATAAATCTTAAAGTTTGTTCTTTAGTTTTATCTTTACACACTTGTTCAACAAGTTTATCCAAACAAAGATAAATTGAGTCTGTATCTGACGCAACAACGTAATCAATCTTATCGTGTGTTTTTAAAATGTTGTTCATATACTCATTTACGTTTTGTTCAATAAAACGAATTACAAATTGACCTGATGTGGTAATTGCTGTTGCTTGTCTTACATCATAATATCTAAAGTATTGATTACCAATGGCACCATAAGCAGAGTTCAACGCAATCTTTTTAGCCCATTGAATATTATGACAACGAGATATTTCTTTTAATAATTTTTTATCTTTTGTTTTTTGATATTCTTGTTTTGCTTCAAATTCTAATGTCTTAAATTTAACTCTGTCATTGTACATATTTTCCATAAGTCTAGGTAGAAAACCTGGACTATCTGTTTTAAACATAGCACCATTTGGCGTAATACAAGCACCTTCAGTTTTTAAATAAGTTAGCGGTGTCGCCTGTGTTAATAACTTATCTACTGATATGCCTGCTGATTTTACGCCAATGATTTTTTCAGGTGAGATATTATATTGCATAATTAAATGTGGATATAGTGAGTTTATATCAAACGAAACAATCCAATTATGCATACCTGTAATAGGGTCTTTTACGTAAGCGCCGTCATACTTATCTTCCTTAACATTATCTTCCTTTGGAGGTATTACTATATTTTCTTTTCTTAAAAAATTATAGATTAACATATCCCACATTCTTACTTGCGAGAATACATCATTGTAATTAACTTTAGCTTCATACGCCATTGTTAATACAAGTTCAATTAATTTTAATTTATCTTCTAAGCCATCAACGATTTCAACGTCTTTAATATTATAATCAATAAAAGATTGAAAATCTTTTGTATACCATTCTCTAAATGTATCGTAAGGATTTTCATCTTTTTGTATACCTAGTTCTACTTTACCTATATAATCTAACTTATAACTTTCTTGTCTTTGTGGTATAAACTTTTGATACAAATCCAAGTAATCTAACATTACAATACCAAAGATGTTATAATGAGTTTGTGGCCTTCCTCGTACTACAATTGATTCTCTTTCAACTAAATTCCAAGGTGAAAATCTTTTTAATATCTTTTCATCAACAATTGTTCTGATACGATTAAATAGATATGGTATATCAAAAAATTTTGTATTCCAGCCAGTTATAACATCAGGATAATTTTTAATCCAAAATTTCATAAATTCCAATATTAGTTTCTTTTCGGAATTACATCTAACATAAGTTATATCTAATCTATCTGATTTAAAATCACCAGTACCCCAAGTTATAATTTGTTTATTAGATTGATTTTTAACTGTAATTGCTAGTATTTCTTCTGTAGGATTTTCTACATCTGGAAAGCCATTTTCGGCACTACATTCTATATCTACCGTAAATATTTTAATATACTCTTTTGAAAATTGTATATCATTAGGAAACTCATCTGAGATATATTGATATTGATAACGGTCCATTCCATAGATAGGTGCATTATCAGTATTATAATTATTTTTAAAATCTCTTGCTTTTGAGATACTACCAAATTGAAACGATTTTAAATATTGGCCTTGTAAAGTTTTATGTTCAGTTTCTTGTTGAGTTATAGCGTATAGAGTAGGTTTATAATCAATTTTTTCTCGGTATTCTTTACCATCTAGTATACCTCGTACTAAGAGTTTACCTCTATGTTCAATAACGTTTTTATAAAAGTTCATAATTTAGTTTGGTGGAGGATAGCGGGATCGAACCGCTGACCTCCTGAATGCAAATCAGGCGCTCTCCCAGCTGAGCTAATCCCCCATTCATACTTATAGGTCTTTTAACAAAGTTGCTATCAAACCATTATGATTTTTTGTTAAAGTTATCTGGCAAGATAATCTACTTTGTTTTGGTTTATATTCTGGTTCATATTCCAATAGTTCCGTTTCAGCGGTTTCTTTTGGAATAGGTTCAAAATATCTTTCGTCAATGTGTACGTGACAAGTTGCACACGCACAACTTCCACAACAGTCTGCTGGTATTTCTGGTATAGAAGTCTTTGAATAATCTCTAGCAGCTTCCATCAAAGTTGAACCTTCAGGTACATCAACTGCTATTTTTGATCCATCTCGGACAAAATAAACAGTTATCATATTACAACTTTGGTATTTTAGTTTCCGTTATTAGACCTGATGGTGTTAAAATACTACTTGTATTTTGTTGATAAGATTTTAATATCTCATCTTTCGGATCAACCATAGAAATAATGTTTGCGTCTTTTAAATCTACAGAATTTTCTTTTGAATATGGACTATATAAAGTCATCATTAATTGAACAGGTTTACCTGGTCCTTGTTGATGAGGTATGATTACAAAAGGTTGTCTTAACGTAATTGTACCTGAGTCCGTATTGTGTTTAACTTTAGCGATAACGTCTTCGCCTGTGGTTAATCTTAATATTTTCACATCTGACATAATATCTCCTTATTATTTAATATATCACAAATTGACTTGTTTGTCAATGTTATTTTTCAAAACCAATTTTGTCTTCTTTACCTTTTTTTTCAATCGGTCTCATTCTTTTGCTTAAAACAAAAGTTCTATTTGGATTGACACTTACATTCATCTGTCTCATTAAATCTCTATTGATTAATAAATCAGAACCTGAACGAGGTCTTGCATCTAATCCCACTTCTACATCTTTGTATGTAAATCCATTAAACGAAATATCCATTAATATTGTTGGTCTTGTTTCTGATGGTTCTTCACCATCTGCGTTTGCTCTATAAACTTTACTTAAACCATTTCTAGGTTTACTAAAAGTTTTACCATCATATTTCCATTTGATTGTTTTACCTTGTTCTAATATTTCATCTGCGTGTAATGCACAAGCAACTGAACCGTTACCTGTATCAAATTTTGCTCTTACTTTTCCAACTTCATCTAAGTCCACAGTTTCTAACCAACCACATTCACTTGCAGCTTGTCTATCCCAATGACTTCTTTTAGAAACCCAATCAATAATATTGTAAATTAGTTCTTCGCCACCTATTGCTCCTGATGGTTCTGGATCAGAATAATAATCTTTGTATTGATAACCTTCATATTCAGCACCTGAACCTGGACTACCATTAATTTCTAATACATAAGTCTTTCCTTTATAAACAATATGATCTACTCCTACTAGGTATGCCTTTGAAGCTCTACTTGCTTTTAAAATAATTTCTTGTTCTTCTTCACTTAATTTATAAGGTTTGGGTATAGCACCTCTATGAGTATTTGATCTAAACTCATTTTTAGCGTGTATTCTATTTGTAGAAGCAAATATTTTGTTATCTACCACTAGTGTTCTTATATCACCGTCAGTTGGCATATATTCTTGTATTAATAATTCTGCATCGTGTTTCCATAAAGCTTGAATTGTAGAAACTAAAGAATCCATACTTTCAACTTTGATTACTCCAATACCTTGAGTACCCGTAAGTGTTTTAAGTATCACTGGAAATTTATTTCCAACTAATTTAACTGCGTCTTCAATATTTTTTTCATTTGAAACAAATGCTGTTCTTGGTGTTGGTATACCAAACTTTTCAAATAACAATGCGGTTGTTAATTTATTATCACACGTTAACATTGCTGCTCGTGTATTTAACATAAACGCTGATGAGTTTTGAAATGCTGATAATAAAGATAACCCTGCTTCATCTTCAACTGCTCCAGCTCGTGTAATACAAACTGTATCTTTACCTATAAATGTATGTTCTGAATCTTTACCGTCATAGTTATAGACCGTTAAAGTATTTTTATCTTCGTCTTTTGCTGTGATGATAGCGTGTTTAGTGTTTATGATAACACATTCAAAACCTTTTTTCTTACAAGCCTTTTCTATAAGACCTACTGTAAGTTCTTTTTTTAAAGGTGAACCTGGTTTTTGTTTTTTAACGTTGGGTTGAGACTTCGTAATAACAGCAACCGTGATAGGTTTCTCTTTTCGTTCTAAGTCTTGTTCTGTTAAATATTCTCTAAACTTTGGAATTTGCATCTATTACTCATCTTTTACTTCTTCTTTATTATCAATTTTTTTGCCAATGTTATATTTGGCAGATAGAATCCATTCCTTTTTTTCTTTAAAAGGTAATACTTTAATTTGACTTAACGGTGCTTTATCTTCTGATTTTTTCTTATCTACAATTTCAATCAAGTTCCAATCTTCTAATAATATAGCGATTGTATTTCTTCTTTGAATATCGTTTTGTACTAACGTTGCTTTCTTACCATCTAAAGCAAATAGTTCTTTAAAATGTGTAATATAATATTTACCTTGTTTGTGTAAGATATGACAAGATTGATAAAGTGTTTTATCTTTACGACTAGCTACACCAATTCTTGTTAAAGTTTCTCTAATTTTTAAGAAGTCGTCTGGTTGTTTGATTGTTACCTCAAGCATACTTTCAGGCGACCACTTTATAATTTCTTCACTCATTTTGTTCTCCCGCCCTTTAGTAAGGACCTTTTAATTTGTTCAATTTGTTGTATAGTTAGTATGTCTAGAGCTTGTTTTGCTTTTTCATTACTATAACCATAATACTCTTTTATATAATCTAAATCTTTCAGTTTGGATTGTGATAACCACTTCCCACCAAATCGCTTCTTTTTTCTAATACTATTTATGTAAAAATGAAATTGTATCTTTTTATCTAAGAAGTGATAACCATTCATTTCATTAGCCTGCGCTATACAGTCATAATGCATAGATAAACACTTATTAATAATGTAGGGAGGATACTTCTTTTCCCAAGTAAAATCTTCAGTATCTAATAGTTTTTCTTTAGTAAAATTAATTGCGTTTAGATAATCTTTTAATTCGTACATAATATATTTTTATGGTGCCCCTTGTCCGATTCGAACAGACCACCTACTGATTACAAATCAGTTGCTCTACCAAATGAGCTAAAGGGGCGTTAATTATTCTTTTCTTTTTTTCTACCCATATACCATTTACTAGGTTCATAGTTGTATCTTTTACCGTGATGTCCTCGTATATCAGCATACCACATTCTTAACTTAACTATTAAAATTTTCCAAAATGTTCTTTTTGCCACTTTAACCTTTACTTAAATTTACACCCTGCCATTATTTCTGTTAGACAAGCAACCATATTTATTTCTTGGTCAGCAACAAACGCAGATTTATATTGATAACCAGCAATAATTAATATTGCTTGAGGTATTGATTTTGGATCAAGTGTTGTATAAAGAGTTTCATACAAACTTTTAAAAAGATGAGATGCTTCTTTATCTAAATTTTGTACAACCCATTTTCTCATATCATTAAAACGTTTTTCTTTTAACGATTTGATTAATTCTTTTGTATTAACTTCCGATAAATTAAATAAAACACCACTATCAATTTTACCTCTTACTGAATATCTTTGTAACTCATTAATGGTTCTTCTAAAATCTGGATAATGTTTTTGAATTAACTCTGCTAATACCTTTTTATCATATTCTATTTTTTCTTCTTTTAGAACATCACAAAGTCTATCTAAAAACTTTGTAGCAGTCTTTACTCTTTGTCCATTAGTTATTTTAAAATCAATAACTGTACAACGACTATGTAAGGGTTCTATAATTTTGTTTTTAAAATTACAAGTAAATATAAATCTACAATTTTTATAGAAAGATTCAATAAAGTTTCTTAACGCAGGTTGTACTGATTCTGCGTTCATATAATCTGCTTCGTCTATGATTACAACTTTATGATTTGCGTCTTCAGTAAGAGATACTGTACTTGCAAAGTTTTTGATCTTACTTCTTACTGTATCAATTTGTCGACCTTCATCTGACCCATTGATAACAATATAATCACAACCTAATTCTTCACATAATGCCTTGGCAACTGTTGTCTTACCAGTACCAGCACTACCTGATAGTAATAGATTTGGGATTTCTTTTTGTTTTAGGAATTGAGTAAATGTATTTTTTAAATCTTCGGTAAGAATACACTCACTAATTTTTCGTGGACGATATTTTTCAACCCACAGATATTCTGACATAATATAAACCTCAATTTATTCATTATTTAGTTTCCATTGTAAATTCTTTTACAATTTCAGTATCAACATCATAACCGCCTTTATTCATTGTCCAACAATCTTCTTCACGGTCATAATCGTGTTCATCTACAAATTGTTGTACCTTGTCTGCCAATTCTTTATCTTCTTCACTAGCATTATGATAGGTACTCCAATCAAAGTATAAACCTTTTTCAAAGGTAGGTAGATCACCAAACTCATTTATTATATCTTCTACAGAAATTTCTCTATTAAGATAATGTGTGGTTTGATGATATTCTCTTGTTTCAACTTTAATGTAGCCATCTAGTGGATACACTGTACCATCTTCGGTTCTAACAACATTAGAGTTTTTATCTTCTTCCTCTGGTGTCATAGGAGTTTTAACTTCGCTCATATTAAAACTCCGAGTCAGGTTCTAAGGCTATCCAATATTGTACTGCTTTGTTTCTATTCACAAAGTGAGAAATCTTTGCTTTTGAGATTGCAACATCATAATCATCAACAATCTGTTTAAAGTTTTCTGTTCTAAAGTAAGCAGTAAACTTTTTGTCTGATTCACCTACATCTACTGAATATTCATTAGAGGATTTGTTTTTCTTATCTGTACCTACTAATTTAATTTTCTTACCATCGCCTTTTACCGCAACATCTGGTAGATTAAGTGTAGTTACACCTTTCATCAATTTAGTAAATTGATCTTTCTTTAAAGTAAATGTAACATACTTGTCTGGCATATTAATAGATTTACTTGGCGCAACAATAACTGATTTGTCTGCAAAGAAATATTTAATTGATTGATTTGTATTTGACTCTGCGATATTTACGTAACCACCACCATTAAACTTTAGGTCTGGTTTATCAAACAACTCAACTGATCTTAAAAATTCAGGTAAATCGTAGATTGCAAATTCACTTTCAAACTTTTCTGATATTTCAGCTTCTGCCAAAATATTTTTCATTGTAGAAATAGTTTGTACTTTATTCCCAGGTTTAATCAAAACATTTTGATTGATGTCTGAGAAGTTTTTTAATACTGATATAGTATCATTTGTTAGGTTCATATTTCACTCCTTCATAATTTAATATATTCATAATATCATAAAACAGATAATTTGTCAACGCTGATTTTATTTGTTAACCTCGTCATATTCAGCATCTATTACATTATCATCTTTTTTAGATTTTTCTTGTTTATCTTGGGTTTCCTGTTTAGGTTGTTCATAGATTTTTTGAGCAATCTTATGAGAGCTATCTAATAAATCTGATGTCTTTTTCTTTATATCATCTATGTTATTTGATTTAAGAGATTCTTCCAAGTCTTTAATTTTACTTTCAATGTCTAATACATCTTCATTTGATAGTTTATCTTTAAAACTTTCTAAAGATTTTTGAACACTTGATATGGTTGCGTCAGCTTGATTTCTAACATCAACATCTTCTTTTTTCTTTTGATCTGCTTCTTTATTAGCCTCAGCGTCTTTAACCATTTTTTCAATTTCTTCATCACTTAATCCACCAGATGAATTAATTTGTATTTGTTGTTCTTTTCCTGTACCTTTATCTTTTGCTGATACTTTTACGATACCATTAGAGTCAATATCAAACGTTACTTCAATTTGAGGAACACCTTTTGGTGCTGGTGGAATACCAACTAAATCAAAATTACCTAAATGTTTATTATCAGCTGCCATAGATCGTTCACCTTGATAAACACTTATTGTTACTGCTGATTGATTATTTTCTGCTGTTGAAAATGTTTGAGATTTCTTACAAGGTATTGTAGTATTTTTTTCTATTAGTTTTGTAAAGACACCACCCAAAGTTTCTAAACCTAAAGATAAAGGTGTTACATCTAATAATAAAACATCTTTTACATCACCTTGTAAAACACCAGCTTGAACTGCTGCTCCCATAGCAACTACCTCATCAGGATTAACTGACTTATTAGGTTCTCTATCAAAAAAGTTTTTCACTGTTTCAATTACTTTAGGCATACGTGTCATACCACCTACAAGTATCACATCAGTTATATCTGATTTTTTTAAACCAGCGTCATCTAAAGCAGTCTGACAAGGTTTAATTGTTCTTTGAATTAACTCCTCACATAACGATTCTAATTTTGATTTTGTAATTTTAAGTGTTAAATGTTTAGGACCTGTCTTATCTGCTGTAATAAATGGTAGATTAATGTCCGTTTGTGATACAGACGACAACTCGATTTTCGCCTTCTCAGCGGCCTCTCTGACACGCTGAAGCGCAAGTTTATCTTGTTTTAGATCAATGTTATTATCTTTTTTAAATTCATCTATTAGATAGTTCGTAATGACACTATCAAAATCCTCACCACCTAAAGCAGTATCACCATTTGTAGATTTAACTTCAAATACTCCATCTCCAATTTCTAATACAGATACATCAAAGGTACCACCACCTAAGTCATAAACAATTATATTACCTGATTTCTTTTTATCTAAACCGTATGCTAATGAAGCAGCAGTAGGTTCATTTACAATTCTTAATACTTCTAATCCAGCAATTTTACCTGCGTCTTTTGTTGCTTGTCTTTGTGAATCATTAAAATACGCTGGTACAGTTATTACAGCTTTTGTAACTTCCTGACCTAAATATTTTTCTGCTGTTTGTTTCATCTTTTGTAAAATGAAAGCAGATATTTGACTAGGTGAATAATCTTTATTTTTCGCTTTAACCCAAGCGTCACCATTACTTGATTTTACTACTGTATATGGTAGAGATTTAATTTCTTTTTGAATATTTGTATCATCAAAATTTCTACCTATTAATCTTTTTACAGCAAAAATTGTATTTTCTGAATTAGTAACAGCTTGTCTTTTTGCTGGTTGTCCAACTAAAGTTTCGTCACCAAAAGCAACTACTGATGGTGTAGTTCTATTACCTTCTAAATTTTCTATAACTTTTGCTTGACTGCCTTCCATAACAGCTACGCAAGAGTTTGTTGTTCCTAAATCTATTCCTATTATTTTACTCATATGTATAGGGCGGCTGTTACACCGCCCCTCCTATTTAATTATTTGATTTCAATTGTTTTAAGTTTTTTAGACTCTGGAACAATTCTCTCTAACGATACTTTTAATAGACCGTCTTTTAATTCAGCGCCTTTAATTTCAACATCATTAGCGATTGTAAATTGTCTTTTAAAATATCTTTTAGAGATACCTTTATAAATTGTATTACCATCTTCATCTTTTGTTTCGTCTTTGTCTGACGATTTAGATTCGATTGTTAATACTCCGTCCTCAACTGAAACATCAATATCTTTTTTATTAAAGCCAGCAAGAGCAACTTCAATGTTGTAATTATTCTTACCTGTTTTTACGATATTGTATGGTGGGTAGTTAATTGTAGGTATTCTTAAATCTGAATCAAAAAAAGATTCAAATGTATCAAATACATCATCAAACCCAACCGATAATGGTCTTAGTTGATTAAAAATAGAAAGTGCTTTATTAGTCATATAAACCTCCTTGTTAAGCAAAGTTTCTTTTTATATAATGACAACCCACTATTGGCATTGTCATATGTTATAATATAAGTACGTTTTATTATTATTCAATGGTTAATTTTGACGCACTTAAAAGTGGCAGTTTCTTTTGTTACGGAGTAATAACTGCCAAAGGTCACCGATTTGCGACACCGACTTTAGTTCTTTGAAACTAGGTTATCGGCCCCTTTTTTACGCAGTTAAGGACTTATGAATTGCCTTAACTAATAATATATATATGTCAAACAGCGTAAAAAATCTAAAATCTTTAATACCCTCTAGTCTGTAATAATTTTTTTTGTTTCTTTTTAACGTTAGCAATACCTTCTTTTTTCTTTCTTCTTCGTCTTGCTGAGGGTTTTTCGTAAACTTGTTTTTCTTTATATAACTTAACTAAACCTTCACGTTGTACTTTCTTTTTTAAAACACGTAATGCTTGTTCCAAATTTCCGTTTCGTACTTGAATTGTAATACTCAATTTATTTTACCTCCTTTCCATAACCAAATTCTTTTTCAATTTCTGTAATATCTTTTTGTACTTCTGGTAATAAGTAATCAAAACCAGGGGTATAAAACTCTGTCTCAATACAATCTTTGTCTTGGTTAAAAACTTTTACTTTTGCAACTCTGTAAATATCTTTTGTTAAACATTTTAGATTTGTAATTTTACTGTGTTCTTCTTTTGTAACTTTACAAATTATTTTAGAACATTGTATTATATTATTAAATAGTTCAAAGTCATCTAAATATTTTTTATAATAATTATCTAAAAACAAAGGAAGAAAAAGTGTTGAGGAAGGTCTTAAAGTATGATCTAGTGACTGTTTAGGTTTGTTTTCTAAAACTAATAATGAAATTGATTTAGCAACACATAAGTAACTACCGCAAATCTTATCATATAATGAGTGAGTTTCTTCTCTCACACTTTTTAAAGATTTTAAATAAGAAAACTTATCTTTTTGATTATGATAGTTTTCTATTATAGATTGATAATATAATATTTTATCTCTAGGTATTTTATTAATCATTTAACTCATCTGGTAGTTGAGGTATTGAAATCATTTCAATGTCTTCTGGTTTATGATTTTCTATAAAATATTTCATTTTTTCAAAAAACTCTTTTGGTAAATTGTTTTTTATAATTCTAAATTTTTTAATCTGTTCTTCATCACAAGAATTTATAGAATAAAATACTTTTATTTTTGCGTCAGGATATAATTGTAAAGAGTTAATACAATCTATCATAGTTCTATTATCAAAATCTTTTGACTTAACAGGTTTAAATATTTGTTTTAAGTAAACTATGTCATCATCACATTTTACTAAATTTGCTGATGTTGATACTTCGTTTACATCAAAATTTTCATCAATATATCTTTGTAAAGTATCTGATGTATAAGACTTTGCAACATTCGTATTTTTACTTACACTATTTAATATTTCTGTTATATATTTGGGTCTATTTTGTTTTTGAATATTTTGATGTTTTAATGAAATATCAATATCTTCTACAGTTGGTTGAATATTATTTTGTTGTATTTGTAAAAGTGTTGTTCTCGTAATTTGGTCATCATCTCTTAATTCTTCAACGTAATCTTTTTCTGAAGGATCATTTTCTACTGATTGCCAAACTGGTAACCAATACTCTGGTGGTTTATTATCATATTCTTTAAATCTAATTACTACTACTGGTAATGTTTTTTTATCTTCAGCGAGATTTGCTTGATATCTGTGTTCACCAGTTATTAACTCATAATTCTCATTGACTGTAGGTGGTATAAAATAATTATAATTCATTTTACCTTTTCTAATTAAATTTCTAAAGGCTTGAATATTTTTTAAAATAATTTTTCTACTATTGTTTTTATATTTACTTTTTTTAATAGATTTGATTTTAGTAATATCAACGTCTTCTGTTCTTATAACTTCTATATAAGGTTTATCAGGTAATTTATAATTTAATTCATTATTGTTCATACTATAAGCTTACACCATTTTTGTTTAAAAGTAAATGGTCTGTATTGACGCACTTAAAAGTATAGTAAAACGAGGGCGCCGAAGCGCCCTCTAGGACTACACTATGATTTGATAGATTAGGCAGCAATGGAATTATCTTCCTCGTCTTCCGACTCACTATCATTGTCACTCATTGCGGCATTTACCTCAGCTTGTCTCTGACCTTCAAGTATTTGATCAACACTTGCGCCTGAGTCAACTTTAGTATAAAGCTCAACAAATGAATTTTTTGTATCGTCATCAAATCTGTTTGTACAAACTTGAATA